CTTTTTTTTAGCGATACTATCACATCAGGAGATATTCACATTCCCGCCCAGCGAGAGGAGGCAGTCAAATGAACCGACAGCAAATGATCGAAGCGCTGATGAGCTACCGCGATGATAAGCCCAAAGCTTTTTGGGAAACCATGGACGATGACATGCTCGAAATGGCAATCAGTGCTGAAAGGGAACGTGCAAGGAACGAAATGATTGATTACCTTGCTACAGCTTAATTATCAATCTAGGCGTTGTATAAGGCACCTAAAAAAATAGACGAAAGAAGGCGTCACATGGCAGATACAAAATACCCGCGACAATTATCGCTTGCAATTGAAACATCTGGGCTAAGCAAACGGTCCATCAGCAAGAAGTCGTTTTTATCCGAGAGCTCAATTGGCAAATATGCGTTAGGTCAGCGGAGCGTTGATCACGAGAAGAAAAAATCGTTGTGGTCACTTTTGAAAGGAGTGCGCTTAGGACTTTCTTCAGCCAGAGCAGACTTTGGAACCATTTCGTTCATGAACAATCCACGAATCAATGAAGATGTTTTCGCTGCTACGACTACGGCAGATCAAGAGGAGTCTGAAAGAAAAGCAATCTGGACTGACTTCAAGAATGCAATCAAGGTTCCAGAGGAAAAGCGAACTCGACAGCAACAAGAGACTGTCACAACGGGGTTTAAGGAATTGGTTGAAGAGATTGCTTCAGAACAAACCGAATTAATCGAACTTGCTGAATATGGTGGCATTGATCCTCAGCCGTTCATTGACAAATTTAATCAAACGTTTGGAGGGTAACAAAAATGCAGGATATGAAGCAACGAGAGCACAAGCGTACTTTTATTACTCAGACAGAGGCCGCTCGCATGTTTGACGTCACGCCATTCAGTGCCAAGTGGAGAAGGATGAGACAACAGCCTGACTTCCCACAATTGCACTATATGACCAATGATCCGAGAGAACGAGGGACATTCAAGCTTTCCGAGATTGAGGATTATCTAAACAACTTGTAGGAGGTCTAACAAATGCTAGAAGCAATCATGTCGGTGCTGTTCGACCCATCATCAGCCTTTTGGAAATATCTGCTTGTCGTTCTCGCTGGCATCATGATCGGCGCCACAGCAGTAGGAGGCTGGAAACAATGGACACGATAAAAAGAGCACAAAAAAATCCCATGGCTGCAACCACGGGAAGTCAACAATATTGCAGATATTATTATATCTCAAGTTTATCACGGAAGGCGGTCGATGACCATGCTTGATTGGAACGGAAAACCAATTCCTTTTGGCGAAAGTGTCATCATCAATGTTGGATCTGAGGGTGACAACATCAAAGATGATCCAAAAGAGATTCATAAATATATCTTGGAAGAGCTTAGTGGTGTAGCGATTGCTGCTGATGATCAGGAGGAAAAATCATGATGAATACAACAGAAACAGCACCGGTTTTGAATCCGGCCCTAGAAGACGAATATAGCAAGGCATTAGACGAGATTAAACAGTTTGGGGAAGCTCAAACGCATACTGTTCACGATCTAGGATCAGCTACTTGGGCAATGCGCAAGCTAGGTGAATTGAACAAGGAAGATGCCGACGCTCGGAAAGTGGTACAGGACAACATCGATCAACTCAACGAGTGGCTTCAACACTCGCTTGAGACTCGTCAGTCACGACGTAATTATCTTGAGCATGAAGTGATTGCCTATGTTGCGAATAATCGGAAGCATGACCCCAAATACAAGCTTGACACACCATATGGCAAGGTCAGCTTCACGGTTAAACGTAAGGCAACACCAGCAATTGCCGATGAAACACAGGTTTTGAACTTCATTAAATCTAATTGGAACGAATCTGAACAAGCCCAAGTCATCAAGCGAACCGAAAAAGTCCTTGTGTCAGAACTTAAGAAGCAAGTAACTGTGGCCGGTGACAAGGTCATTGATGAAGATGGCCAACCAATTCCTGGCATGCATGTCGATCCGGCAGGAACTGAAACACCACACATTAAGCCAATTCAAATGACGGAGGCGTTGTCATGAAATTCTATGAAAGCGGGAAGCTACCTAGAATGCCAAATATGTACTTCATATATGGAGATGGTGGTACTGGGAAAACGAGTCTCTTTAAACAATTTCCTGGCAAAAAATTTCTGTTCAGTTTTGACCAGTCAACGAATGTCATCAAACCCGATGATCAGATGGACACGGCAATTGTTGAAGAGGCAGATTTTCCAACAATTCAAGCAACCGTAAGCAAGTGGCTACAGCACGCGATTAATAGTCATAAATACGATGCTATTGCGTTAGACAACATGACATCACTTCAAAACCTTGTCCTTGAGAATATCGACAACGCTTCTAAGGACGGCCGCCAGAACTACCAAAAATTGCAACTGTGGTTTCGCCAACTAGGAACAATGCTTAGAAATAGTGGCGTCACCATCTATGCGACAGCACATCAAATCGACAACGGTGCCTCTGGTATCGGAGAGAACGGTCGTTTTGAAGCAGATATGAACGCCAAAACATTCAACGCCTTCACAGCTTCGTTCGATCTTGTGGGTCGTCTTTATAAGAAGGAAGGCCAACGCATGATTGATCTTGATCCAGAGCAGGGAAATCATGCCAAGAATCGTTTGGACGATCGAACTTTGATCAAAGCTGATGAACTCTTAAATCAAAAACCAACAACCAATGAAAAGGAAGGTAACTAAAATGCCATTATTCACAGTCGATCACAACAATGTTTTTGGTAAGTATGTTGAAGAAGCAGGACGCTATAACGTCAAAATTGTCCGTGCTGACATGCACCATTCGAAGCAGGGAAATGATTACATCACCGTAGATTACGAAGTTCAAGATGGTAAATACAAAGGCGGACAAATTCGCTATCAAAACATCACTTGGAGTAATGAAGACCTTGATGGGTCAATCAAACGGTTCAACACTTTGGCGGTTGCCTTAGGAGCAACAGACGGCACTAACTTTGACTCGGTTGGACAGTTTGCAGCATCAATTCTAAATAAGCTTCTCACAATTGACGTTGATTGGGATGAGCCGAACACAAATGGAAAAGTTTACTTGACCGTAAAGGGATACCACAAGCTTTTGAACGAACCTAGCCAGCCAAATGGCGTCCGGCGTCCCGATGCTTCATCAGCACAGCAATCAAGTAACGTCACTCCGTTCACTAAGCCGAGCCAGCAAACTGCTACTGATCCATTTGCTGGCGGTTCAGGTAAACCCGTTAACATTAGCGATGACGATCTTCCATTTTAAAAACCTTAGACGATATGGCGTAACCATACGGATGGGTGTGAGGCCCATTAAAACGGAGGTGATCTTCGAATGAACTATTTCAACCAGCGACGAGCATTTCGTCAGTTCAAGGTAGCGGTAAAGAAACTCACCGTTAATCAAGCTTGTCTGTATCGCGAGTTACTAGACTACGCGAACGATAGCGGATTACTAGATGCTTCCTTCCGCCTCCAGAATGACTATCTTAAGTCTCTCACTGGCATTAAGTCTGATGACGGACTATCAAAAGCAAGAAACGTGCTTGTACAGCAAGAGCTTCTCATGTACGTGAAGGGCAAGAAAAATGAGGATAGTCCCATTTATAAAATTGTTCCTTTGAGCCCAGATGGACGTCCATTATCAGAAAAACGGAACAGCTTGAGAGAAAAAACGGAACAGAATGCGGAACAAAACGCGGAACAGAATGCAGGGCAACCTGCGGAACAGAATGCGGAACGGTTCTTTAGTATTACCGAGAATGACTTGAGTAAGACTAAAACACCCCCTAAATCCCCCAAGGGGGACGGGAGTGTGTTGAGCCTGCCTGAAGAGTTTGCAACTGAAGTGTGGCCATCCTACCCAAAGAAACAAGGCAACTATGCCAAATCTCAGGAAGCTTATGTACAGGCCGTTGAATCTGGTGAAACGACTAAGGATCAGGTGCTGGCAAAGATTGCTGAATACAAAGCCTATATCAAGCTAAACAACAAGCAAGAAGGCTTTGTAACGACCGCTGGTAACTGGTTTACCGGTCATGGTTGGCGAAACGAATACGATACTAAGACGCCTGAGAAGCAGCCAGACCGCAAAGAAGTAAAGGAGAACTGGGGATATGGAGTCGACTAAAGGCCTATTCACACATGCGGACGTGCAAAAAATAATCGAAAAGCGAGGAATGGACGTTAGCAAACTGCCAACTCAGGCCGAGATCGAACGCCGCTTCTACGAACGCTCTATGGCCACTCTGAACCGTAAAAAGGCACGTGCCATTTATCGCTACTCAGTCTTCCCCGGAAACGTTCCAGCTAAGTTTACGTTCGACAAATGGCAGCCTGAAATGCAGACGGATTTGCAGAAATCAAGAGATCTGGGAAATAGGGCATACAAGTTGGTAAAACAAATGCAAGAAACGCCTGAAAACGTGATTTTGTTTGGCCCTCGTGGAACAGGAAAGACATCACTTGCTTTGGCGATGCTGACGAGCATACGAGATGAAGGCCAGTCAGGGCTGTTTATTTCAACAGCAGAGCTGAGTAACCTAATGGGCTTGCAATACGATGCACCGGACGTTCGCAAGCGTTTAGCGGGCATTGAGCGCGCAATGAAAGAGGCTGACGTGCTGTTGTTGGACGACTTCGGGACAGAAGGCGGTATGAAACTCGATATCAAGCCGGTTAGACGTGACATGCAAGAGCTGATGTATCGTGTTGCGAATGCCCGTCTTGATTTTGAGAGCAACAGTCCTCGTCTATCAACAATTATCACAACGAACAACGAGATGAGCGAGCTTGAGCGCATGTACAACAGCAAACTAATCAGCCGAATTATTCCAAAATCAAAAGATTGCACATTGAATTTTGAAAAGTTAACGGACGTAAGGGGGAAAAGATCGTGACAGCCGAAGAAATGACGAATAGAGCTTTGCAGCATTTGGACAAGCATTTGCGGGCCTACGAAGCGTCCTTGAATCAAACGATAGCTGACATTGAGAGCGATTATGATCAAGGCTACCTAGACGTTACCGAAGCACAGTGGCAAGACATTATCGTACTTTTAGGCGCTGTTATTCACGCTGATACGCGCATGATTTGCGAAGCGTCAGAGAGTATCTGTGCTGACGGTGGCGTATCGGGGAGCTTGCTGCGTTTATTGTGGCTAGCTAAGCATTTCGCAACACTAGATTTTTCAATGAAACCGAGCATTAAACAGGAGGCATTCTAAATGCAAGCAATTAAATCAACAGTGAACGTCGGTGATCTGGTTGTGGTGCCTGATCGAGTATTCATGGGCGTGCGTGATCTCGGTGGTGTGGCACGAATCATCAGGGTTGAACGATACAACGCCAGAGGTGCAAGTCAAGACATCAACAAGCCAGTTGCTTTTGATGGCAAGGCACCCAAAGAGCTAATCACAACGGTTGAGATGGTTGATGGCAAGCAACGTCAATACTATCTGAAGGACGTGAAGCCAGCGTGAACAGGATTATTATTCCATTGCCCCTCATGACTCTTAACCAGTACATCAAGGTTGAACGAGGCAACATGTTCGGCGGAGCAAAAGTCAAGAAACAAGCAACGGAAACAGTAATGTTGGCTGTGAGAAAAGCGATGAATCAGGGCGTGAAATTTCAATGGGGGAAACCTCTAAGTTTCGACTGGTACTGGTATGACAAGCGAACAGACCCGGACAACATCGCGTTTCAGCACAAGTTTATCTTCGACGGCATGCAAAAGGCTAAATTTTTAGAAAACGATAATTGGGATCACATTGTAGAACTGCGAGATCGGTTCTTTATTGACAAAGCTAACCCGAGAGTTGAAGTCGAAGAGATCGATTAAGGAGAAAAAATCATGAATAAAAAATTGACATTTACAGTAACTGTTTTAGCAGGTCTTATGTTTGGGGCCGGTGCAACCGCCATTGCCGACAATGTTTGGCAAGGTCACCAGAACATCGTGGAGACCAAAAACAATATCGACAAGCTGACGGCTAAGATCAACGCTTCACAATCTAGCTTGTCCGATTTGCAACATCAGTTGTCTGACGCGCAGGCACAGTATGCGGCCCTAAAACAGCAGTACGACAACGGCATGGCAAGTAAAGATGCCCAGATTCAGCAGAAGATTGTTGAATGCCAGAAAGCGGTTGCCCAGAAACAGGCGGAGGTAGATGCTAAGCAGCAGACCATCAATGACCTTACGTCTAAGTTAGAAGCCGCCAAACAGGCAAACAATGACTTATCACAGGCCATCAAAGACGCACAGAGCATCAAGGACTATTCAGATCAGGCTGTGAAGTCAGCAAACGCACAGTAGGAGGATGAACAATGAAAACGGGAGACGACACGTTCGATGACATCTACATCAGCAAAGAGACTGGCAAGGTCGTAGGCGTCATGCTTAATGAGCAAGACTACAAACTGGTGCCTCTCACGAAAGAAGAGGTGACTGACGATGCTGATTAAGCTAGACAGCGGGCAGTTGCTAAATCTATCGGCGGTATCGTATATCTCAAATACTGAAATGCTGGCTTATTTCAAACAGCCGGTTATCAAAAATGAAAATAACTTTCAAACAGAAGAATGCTTTGGCGTTGGTGTAACAAAAGCCGACATTGAACGAATTACAGCGAGTGCCGCTAACAGGGAGGTGACTGACGATGAGGTATGAGACGAAGCGGGACGTGTTGCTAAATGCTGTTGACGCGCTGTCTGATGCACAGGCAAACGATGTCAGTATCGGATACCAAGATGCAGATTTATTCATGGCTGAATATGATTCTGCCATGCCAGATGACCTACCGGTGATTCCGAAAGTATGGGGAGATACGATTGAAGAATTTAAGGATAACCACTATCGGTTAAGCGAAATTTTCACTGAATGGGCTTGGAACTATGATGAACAAGAACTTATTGCCCGTGCGTGGGTGCTAGGTGTCTGGCGCGTTGAGGAAACCGGAGAAATCGTGAAACTGGAGGCGTAGAAATGAAGAAAAAGATCAAGCACGCCATTGCCTATGTTCTTTTAGCAGTTTGGGCGGGTTTCATCATTTACGGATTTGCCAGTTTCCTTTGGGATTTGGTTGTTAAGCCTTTTATCAAACTTGGAATAGTTAAATCATTGACTACCTTGATCTTCGCAATTGGTGCAGGGACAGTTGTATGGTTCGTTTTTTGGTCAGGTGAAAAGCTGGTCAAGTGGTTACTAAAAGAATAGAGGCGGAGAAATGAAGGAAACGGACTTGCACCTTTTTATCCAACTGACTAAACGCAGGGCAATTAAGTTTAGCAATAAATGGTGGGATATTATCGCAGACGATGATGTTATAGAACCATACTGTGATTATGACCAGGAAGAATTAGATGGAATCTTCGCAGATTACGACCGAGCAATCAATTTGCTTAAAGACGAAAATTCTAAACTGCGTAAGGAGGCGGAGAAATGAAACGAGAGATTAAGTTCATGGAGAATCCAGAGCTACTGGAGGGAAAACAATGATTGCCGTCATGCTGCTAATCTCAGGTGCTGCAATGTGGATGTGGGCTAACTGGAAAAGAAGAAAATGATTGCAAATAAAAAAGCGCGCCTGATGAGGGACGCGCTGGAGGCAGATTAAGCTAAGAGATGTAAGTAATGAATTTCGCCACAATAGAGGCTGCCTCCTTAATCAGTGTAGCAAACACAAATATCGAAAGTACACAAAAAAGCACGCCGGATTGGCGGCGCTCTGGAGGCCAGTGTGTGAATTGAACCAGGGTAATAGTCATTTTGGAGTGGGCCTCCGAAGACAGTATAACAAAAAACCGCCGGATTAGCGACGGGTGGAAGACAGGGACTTTTATGCAATACATGGCTTTTGAATAATGGAACTTAAGCCACCATCTTCACAAACAGTATAACAAAAGCGCACCACGAAGGCACGCTTATCCCCCAAACTTTTACAAAATCAATTATACCATAAGGAGTGGACGCAGTGGTGCGAGCAACGAGATATTTTAGCCCAATTGATCATGACAAAACAATTGAAAACGCCAAAGAGGTCTTGGGGAACTACTGGCATCACAAGCGGCTCGCTCAACGCACCAAAATAGCGCTCAGAAGCCCCGTGATGGACGGCATGCCTAAGTCACCTAGCTATGGAAATAAAGCCGAGGACAAGCTCGTATCGCACGCTGACGAGCTGTACTATATAGCGTGCTGTGAAGGCGCTATTGAATCTATAGAGAATGAAGACTACCGGATCATTTTAGTTGAGAGCTATCTGACTCCAAAGACGACACGTAAATCCAGCCTTCAGTTAGCCGCTCACTTGCATGTTGACCGAACGACCCTTTGGCGACAAACACAAGAAGCTCTCTATGCTTTTGCTGAAATATGTCCGCTAGTGAAACTAGATGCAACATCCGTGCAACAATGATGCAACAAAAAACACGCTTTTCTGCCTTATTATGTTATTGTGCCAAAGGTGAGAAACCTGAGACACCGCGTTTTTCCTCCGAGCCTCAGTGATGATAAAGCTGTGGCAAGGCGTGGCAAATGGACTGGCTGAGATAGTCAGGCGGGTTCGATTCCCGCATGCCACATTGTCCAGTTTAGCGACCGGACACAGCTTGCGATGACCCCATCTGACACTGGGTGAGCGAGCAAATCGCTAGCACTTCACTTCATGTGAGGTGCTATTTTTATACATAATTTCGGAGGTAAGAACATGAAACTGTACTTGGTTACATGCGAGACTGGGGACGCAGATCAATGGGAAGGCGGAACTGCCGAGGTTGATGCTGTATTCGCTACAACTGATAAAGCCAAGCTCGATGATTATCTGTCAACTAGAATGCATGTCTATGACAACGTAGTCACAATGGAACTAGACAAGGAATACCCTGAAGGGAAAAAATCCTCTAAGTGTCTTGCATCGTGGTGGGAAGAAGGGCCGTGTTATGACGACCCAATGGACATCTAGTTTAAATTTTAGGAGGCGAGTAGATGCAATGGACAGATGAACAGATCAGTGACATTAGGAAGCTCGCCTCTGAAGGCTTTACCAGACGCGAGACAGCCGACAAACTCGGGATTAGCTATGACGCGCTTCAGGGAAAAGCAAGCCGTCTTGGTGTCGAGTTCCAAAAGCCGTTGAAGAATGAATACGATTCAGACGGAACACAATCCAGTGAAACCATTCTAAAGGTTGTCAGGGGTCACAAAATGACTCCTAGAGAGGTTTTGGAAGCTCACGGATATGATTACACCAAGTGGGAGCTTGTACGTGCCACAAGCAATTTTTGGAAGCAGACGCCTGAAGCAACATTGTATCAAAGCAAGATACAAATCAGGCCGTTAGTCGAAGCAGAACAATATGAATCATTGATGAATGACATCATCACACACAAGGAGCCGTATCAAGCCAAGGCTCCTATTTTTGTGGAATCAGATCGCTATCTAGTCATTCCTGCGTTTGATACACATTTCAACGGCCACACATTCGATGTCTATGCTGAATCTCTTAAACGTCAGCTAGAGATCATTCAACGCGGCCACTACGCTAAAATATTGCTCATTCTGGGCGGTGATCTAGCTCATGTGGATAATATCAACTCAACCACAGCAAAGGGCACACAGCTCGAAACAACCGACTTAGGCGAGACTGTGAACGAAATGGAGCAATACTTCGAGACACTGATTGAAGCAATCATTAAGAACGCCAATGAGTGTGAGGTCATGTATGCGCCAGGTAACCACGATCCGTCAGTTGGATACATGTTCGCACGGTTATTGAAACGCGCCTACAGCAACCAAACAAACATTACTTGGGACATATCACTGAAGCATTACAAAGGCGCAATGTTAGGCCACAACTTCATTGGTGCTACTCATGGTGACAAAGGTAAGAACAACTACCTTGCAAAATACCTAGATGAGTTTGGATTCATGTTAGGCACAGCACAGAACCGCGAACTGTTTACGGGGCATCTCCATTCAGAGATGAGCAAAGACCTAGGCGGATTCGTTCAGCGTCAAGTATCGACACGCAAGCCAACCGATCAGTGGACTGATGATATTGGCGTGGTTGCTCACAAAACGTTTGAGCTGGTCGAATACAGCGATCATGATACCCGTGCCATTTACTATGTGTGAGGTGATTTCATGGCTCAAATGATTACAACAAAATACGGCGTTTACATGCCGAAAGTTGAAGCGTGGACCATCGGCAAGATTGACAGAGAAATTGTCCGTTCACGCTCTAATCAAGTTAAGACGCGAGGCGGATACGCACATCCTGAAAGTAAGGTATGCTTGTCAAAAAGGGGGTGGATACTGTGGCATTCCACTTGCCGTCACCAAAAGACGTCTATAAGAACCTCAAGGACAAGTTGAAAAAACAGCGGGACAAGGCCAAGGCTGATAAGAAGAAACAGCCTAGTAAAGACAATCCAGGAGTAACAACAGCTTAATGAATTATAACCAGCGATAGCTAACTAGCTACCGCTTTTTTAATGGAAGGAAGGTGTGGTGATATGTAATGCGACTGACAGCAAAACAGAAGAAGTTCGTTGATTCTTATATTGCTGATAGCAATGCCACCAAAGCGGCACTAGAAGCAGGATACAGCAAAAGAACGGCTAGGTTTGCCGGTGCAGAAAACCTAACAAAACCTAACATTAAAGCTGCCATCGACGAACGCATGAAACGCCTAGAATCTGACAAGATTGCCAAGGCTGCTGAGGTGCTTCAATACTTCACTACCGTTCTCCGTGGAGAGGCAAAAGAGACAATTATAGTTAGCACTCCAGACGGTGCAGATGCTGTTGAAAACGAGCCAAGCATCAAAGACCGCATGGCAGCAGGACGCGAATTGTTAAAGCGTTACCCTGGCAATGATGAGTTGCTCAATGCTCAGCTAACGAAGATTATTACTGATATTGAGAAAACTAAGGCTGATGTTCGCAAGTCCAAAGCTGAGGCTGACATCATGGAAGCCAAGGCCAACGCCTATCGCACACCAGAAGGACAAGATGGAGGACTGAACAAGCTTTTGGCAGCAATTGATGAGAGTATCCCAAAGGGTGGTGATGTCAATGACAACTCCGATTGATCAATTCAAAGGGAAACAGTTAGACATCATCAACTGGTGGCGCCGCTATCCAGACAAGCAGACAATCATTGCTGATGGTGCTGTGCGTTCCGGAAAGACGTTTGCGATGTCGATCAGCTATGTTCTGTGGAGCATGATTATGTTTGACCACGAGCAATTTGGCATTGCCGGAAAAACCATTGGATCATTGCGTCGAAATGTTATCAGGCCACTCAAACAAACATTGCAACAAGTGGGATTCTCAGTTGTGGATCGGCGTTCAGAAAATATGCTGGAAATCAGCCTTGATGGAAGAACCAACTTATACTACTTATTCGGTGGTAAAGATGAAAGCAGCCAAGATCTGATTCAAGGGATCACACTTGCCGGAATGTTCTTTGATGAAGCAGCTCTCATGCCACAGTCGTTTGTCAATCAAGCGACAGCGCGTGTTTCCGTTACTGGTGGCAAATACTGGTTCAATATGAACCCAGAGGGCCCGTATCACTGGTTCAAGACTGATTGGATTGATCAAGCAGACGATAAACGCGCATTGCGTCTCCACTTTGTGATGACGGACAACCCAAGCCTGAGCAATGAAGTTATTGACAGGTACGAACATATGTACTCAGGAGTGTTTTACCAGCGATATATTCTGGGACAATGGGTTCTGGCTGATGGAATTGTCTACGACAACTTCAATAAAGACGAGATGGTCAGCAATCCAAGCCAGCAGCCAAGCCGATACTATGTCAGTGTTGACTATGGCACACAGAACCCCACAGCTTTCTTGCTTTGGGGTAAATGCGGGTCTGTTTGGTATTGCCTCAAAGAGTATTACTACGATGGACGGCATAGCAGCAGACAGAAGACAGATGATGAATACGCTCGGGATTTCAGCCAATTTGTCGGTGACATACGCTGTGAAGTGATTGTTGATCCATCAGCGGCTTCATTTATTACCAAATTGAGAGAACGCCGGTATCGAGTTATTAAAGCTGATAACGATGTGCTAAACGGCATTAGAGAAACGCAAACAGCTATGAACTCTGGTGAGATCAAGTTCACACCTGGGCTAACTAATCTGTTCAAAGAGTTCGCGTCTTATGTGTGGGATGACAAGGCCAGTCAAAAGGGTGAAGACAAAGTGGTTAAGGCACATGACCACGCAATGGACGCCATGAGATATTTTGTCATGCAGGTAATCAAACGAAGGAATGTAGCTCATACGTTCAAGAACACAAGTAAATACTTCTAAGGAGGTGGCCATCATATTAACAGTTCAAGGTAAAGGCTCAATTACAGACGGAGATGTGTTTATTTTTCCGACCGATGAAGAGCTAACTGGCGATGACATCAATGCGTTTATTACTGCCAATGATGATCTAGCTAAAAACAAGTACCTTCCAGCAAAGAAAATGTACCTCGGTCAGCACCAGATTATTGATGATGCGAAAAAGGACCACGGGCCAGACAATCGTCTTGTTGGCAACTTGGCTCACTATATCGTGGATACCTACAATGGTTTTTACATTGGCATTCCACCAAAGATCATGCTCGACAACACACAGGACAACACCGTGCTGCAAGAGTGGAACGATACGAACAGCGTTCAGGACAAATTAAGCGAAATCAGCAAGCAAGCAGCCATTTACGGACGGGCGCTTGCTTTTTTGTACCAGGACGAAAACAGCAAGACGTGTATTGCGTACAGCTCGCCTATCAATTCATTCATTGTCTATGACGACACGGTAGCGCACAAAGCCATTGCGTTTGTCATGTATTGGCATGATGAAGACAAGACGTTGACCGGAAAGGTATACCTGAGAGACGGCATATACGCTCTTGATATGACACGCCTTGAAGGGACAGACGGATTTAACCCATTTAACGAAGTACCGGCAGTTGAGTTCTTCATGAACACCGAGCGTCAAGGCGTCTTTGAAAACGTCGAGACGCTCATCAATGCGTTAGACAAGGTACTAAGCCAAAAGGCGAACCAGAATGAATATTTTGACAATGCGTACTTGGTTCTTAAGGGTCTGAAACTTGATGAAGACGATGATGGTAACCCCAAACTCGATCTTAACGGCAACCAAATCATCTATGCGCCAGACGCCGATTCTGCTCAAGGCGTAGCTGAATTTCTGACCAAACCTGATGGCGATGCAATTCAAGAACACCTCATTGACCGTCTCATCAGCATGATCTATCAGATTAGCATGGTCGCAAATCTGAACGACGAAGCATTCAGCGGTAATAGTTCGGGTGTCGCATTACAGTACAAATTGCTACCAATGAGGAACCTAGCGGCCAATCAAGATCGTAAGTTCACACAGTCACTCCGGTCCCTTTACAAGATCGCATTCAGTGTTGGGACAATCCTTCCAGAAAGTAAATCTGATGCCTGGCAAAAGCTTAACTTCGCATTCACGCGAAATCTTCCGGAGAACATTACCGACGAAGCGGACGCGGCTTCTAAACTCAAAGGGCTTGTATCAGATCAAACCATGCTGAGTACCTTATCGTTTGTCGATGATCCTAAGGCTGAAATTAAACGTATTGCTGACGAGACTGCCCAGAAAGCAAAGGACGCTGCTACTAACAGCCCATCAAGTCCAGACTTCCAGAAATTCATGAATGGTGACGATGCCAGCGGTACAGATGCTAAGACTGTTCAGCAAGTAAGCCTTAATGGATCTCAGATCACGTCTATGATTTCAATCGTGCAGCAGGTTGCCTCACATGCTTTGCCAAGAGAATCAGCTATTCAAATGCTTACTTCCGCGTTTCCCTTTGATGAGGAGAAAGCTGCCGAGATTCTGGGAGATGCCGGCAAAGGATTTAAACTGACCCCAGACGGCAAGCCTTCGACTGATGGAGGGAGCAATGATGACAACAACGACTCAGCAACAGATAGCGAGTAATTCTGCCTACTGGAATAAGCGAACGGCCGCTGAACGGAAATGGATTGCCGAGAATCTTAAGAATGACGAGGCGTTCAATGCCCGAATTCAGGAATATTTTGACAAAGCTTTAACCAACATTCAAAAGGATATTGATTCAGAGCTTGCCAAGTATGCCGCATATAGCAATGACAGTATGGCCGGTGCGCGTCAAGCAGTGATGGCTACCGATATTAAAGCTTATCAAGCGGAAGCAAAGTCGATTGTTGATGATGCTAGAAAGATGTACAACGGCGAACCGCTCAAATATTCCGACTTTAGCAAGGATGTCAATGATCGTCTCAAGCTATACAACGCTACCATGCGCATTAACCGTTTAGAAATGCTCAAGAGTGAGATTGGTCAAGAAATGCTTGATGCACACATGAAAGTGAACGCCGATTTAATCTCAAAATTGAGCGATGATTATCAATCTGAGATCAAACGGCAATCCGGAATACTTGGAGAGACGGTATCTAAGAGCGGCTACACTGATTTATCCAAATTGCTCTCCAAAAGAGAGGGAGATTACACCTTCTCACAACGCATTTGGATCAACCAAGACATTCTTAAAGCTGAACTGGATGAGCTATTGACTGCCGCCACCATTCAAGGACAGAGCCCACTAAAGATTGCTCGCAAGTTACGCGGTCAAGTGGCAGAAACGGTGAACAATCACCGCTATGTGACAGAACGAATTGCACGTACTGAGTCAGCTCGGATTCAAACGCAGGCGCAATTAGATAGCTTCCACAAGTTCAGCTATGACTATTGCAAATGGGTGGCTGAGCCAAGCGCGTGTGATGTGTGCAAGGAGATTTCAGAAGGTGGCAGAACTGGTAGAGGCATTTATCGTGTAGACGATGTGCCAGATATTCCAGTTCACCCCGATTGCCGATGCTCCATTGCGGCTTATATGCCAGACGATGATTAGGAGGAAATACCATGAGCAATGAAGATTTGAAAACTCGTGAAGGCATCAAGAAACGACTACTTGATTTGGCCGCATTAGCTAATGGCATCAAAGATTATCAGCTAGGAGCGCTTATCCTGACCGCATACAATCGATGCGATGACAATGTGACCATTCAGAATGGTAATTTATATGTCAACGGCAAACTGATGATAATCGACAATGCGACACTTGCCAATTATATGGGACTGTCATTAATCGGCGACACTAAATCGACATCTGGTAACGTGTCAGGTCCTCACCTAAGCGTTATTGAACTGAAAGATGACGGCCCATATCTTAACGGCAAACGTATTGAAGGTGTCATTCATATGAACATCGATTCAAAGGTCGGCGATCATACCAAAGTTGTCATTAAACTTGCTGCCAATGTGCATGGTATAGACGACATCAAGCAAGAATACAGTTTCTAATCCAGGAGGAAATGCAATGAAATATCGTAAGAAGCCGGTTGAAATTGAAGCTGTTCAGTTTGCTGACGATCCAGACACATTAATCAAGATCAACGATGTCCTTGGATTGGATCCGGTTAACGTGTCATATGAAGATCCGGATAACCCAGTTTTGAAGATTCCAACACTTGAAGGCGTTATGACCGCTCAAGTTGGCGATTACATCATCAAGGGCGTTCATGGCGAATTCTATCCGTGCAAGCCTGACATCTTTGAAGAAACACACGAACCATCAGGTGTTCGGGTAGATGGTAAATTGCTTGCCGAAAAATTGGCGGTGCCGATCAAGCACGAGCTTGATAAACGATCTAGAGACGCACAACGCCGTAAAGGATTTTTGTAAGCCGCAGCAAGCGGCTATTTTTATGCCATCAAGTCCAAGCGTGATCGACTATAAAAGCTCCGGTAAATTAAGACGCAAGTCTGATCCGTCTAAAAAGCTGTGGAAGGAGTTCTGAACATGATTCCTAAGATTTTAATGCCAATGAATTTGCAATTTTTCGCTGAAGATACTGGTGCTGACGGTAGTCAAGAGAACCAGCAAAACGGCGAATCTCAAAGTGACAATGACGCCAACGCTCAAGACTCGGAAAATGGCCAAGACAGTTCTGATGAAAGCTCTGATCGGCATACCTACACGGACGAGGAAGTCAACGATATTGTTAAAAAACGTCTTGCTCGTGCCGAGAAGGAGAAACAAGCTGCTGTTGACGAGGCCGCAAAGCTGGCCAAGATGAATGCCGACCAGAAGAAGGACTATGAGCTAGAAAAGGCTCAAAAAGAGCGAGACGAACTCAAGTCACAGCTTGCCACCTACGAGATGGGCAAACAGGCTCGATCGATGTTTGAGGACGCCAAATTGACAGTCACTGAGGACGATTTGCAGCACGTTGTAACGCCAGAGGCAGAATCTACTGAGGCGAATGTAAAGTGGCTCATTGCGCATGATCAGGCAGTGGCTGAAGGTGTTCGTCAAGAGTTGCTTAAGGGCAGCACACCCAAAACGCATGGTTCAAAGGTGGAGACTCCGGGCGCGGCATTTGCTAAACAACGGAATCAGCAGAGCCAAGCTGTTAGCGATCCATGGAAACAAAAATAAGGAGGTACTTTTATGTACGCAGGTAAAAATGTAACCGCATCTGAGATCAACTTCTTGGATAGCGAGAAATTCGTTTCATTCACTCACCAAGCCGACAGTTCAACTGATGGTGTCGTAAAAGGTGTATTGCCAGCAGGTTCTATCTATCCAAAGAACGATGCAACGGCAGTCGGTGTGACCATTAATGATGTTGATGTCAGTGAGGGTTCTCAACCCGTAGGCGTCATCGTTGAAGGATATGTGAACGCAGCTCGCTTGCCAGTCAAGCCGTCCAGTAATGCTATCACTGCGCTGAAAGAAATCAAATTCAGCCACGTTTCTGACTAAGGAGGATTAACTTATGCCAGCTATTTTAGATTTGTTTAATCAAAAGACGGTACTTGATTACGTTCAAAACCGCCAGTATCCGCAATTACTTGGGGACACCTTGTTCCCATCAACCAAAATTAATCAGTTGGATTTTGAATTTCTTCGTGGTGGTTCTAAGACGCCTATCGTGGCATCTATTTCTGCATTCGATACGGAAGCGGAGATTGGCAGTCGTGAAGCGAGCGTTCAGGCCGCTGAACTTGGCTACATCAAACGCAAGATGCAGCTTAAGGAAAAGGACCTGATCGCATTACGCAATCCGCGCACACCGGCTGAACAGAACTACCTGACCAGCCTTGTGTACAACGACTTGGATGTTTTGGTTCAAGGTGTTTATGCACGCGTTGAAAAGATGCGCATGGAGGCTTTGGCAACTGGTAAGATCACCATTAATGAGAACAATCTCAACTTCGATGTTGATTACCATGTTCCAAGTGAACACCAAGTTACCGCAACTACTTCTTGGGATGCAAATGGTGCTGATCCGATTAAGGACTTGCAAGACTGGTTTGCACTGCTCGACTACGCGCCAACGCGAATCTTGACTTCTTCCAAGGTACAAACTGCCCTGATCCGGAGTAAAGCATTTGCTGACTACTTCAAGACAGCAGGCCTGTTGCCTAGTGTTGGCAGTCTCAATGCGGTTATGCAGTCGTTCGGCTTGCCAACCATCGTGACGTATGATGCCAAGTACCGCAAGCAGGGAGCCAATGGTATCTATACCGTTGAACGGTACTTCCCGGAAGATACTTTGGTAGCCTTTGGTGATGATCAGCTCGGGCAAACCGTTTATGGTCCTACCCCTGAAGAGTCTCGATTGATCGCAACTCCGGGTGTTCAACAGGGCACTGTTGGCAATGTGTTCACCACCGTTTACGAAACCACGCAAGATCCAATTGCAACGTGGGAAAAGGCAGCAGCCACTGCACTTCCTAGCTTCCCAGAAGCCGAGAATGTCTTGCAAGCCAAAGTGATCGTTCCAGGCAAAACAACAACAACCACCACCACTTCGCACGTTTAATTGATTTGATCTAAGTCGCCTATCGAAATAGGACAGTACGGGAAACCGGGCGGCTGATTGGAGGACAGAATGAAGCTTATTTTATGTCAGCCGGCCATTAAACGTTTTGAATGGGAGTTGGAAGTCTGCCTAACCAATCTGCAAAGTGTCGGGTTTGACATGAAAGATGTCGTTTTGCTCTTCACTGTGCATGATTCTAAGGTGCCAGAAACGCTTTCTAGTAAATACGGAGTAGAAGTACACACGTATACCGACAAGCGCGCAAACAAGCAGTATATCCCCTCTGTGAAGCCTTGGCTTTGGTGGCAATATCTAGCTGAAGACCCCGAACGTGAGAACGAGGACTATTTCTACTTTGATAGTGACGTCATCTTCCGTAAACGGCCAGACTTTCGCAAGCTGAAAGCAAAGCCTGATCGCTGGCTGTGTAGTAACACGCTTAGCTATATCAGCGTTGACTATATCAAGCAATGCGAACATGGAGAAGAAATCCTGAAACGCATGGCTGATATTGTCGGAGTCACGTTGGCTTCGCTTGAAACGATTAACCATAATTCTGGTGGTGCTCAATGGATCATCAGTCACCCGTCAGCTGAATACTGGCGGAAGGTGTATGCCGACAGCAACCGACTGTGGCAATACCTGCAAACGGTCGACAGCAACATCCAGAAATGGACCGCTGAAATGTGGTCGCAGTTATGGAATATGATGTACTTCAACATCGGGCCCGTCATCAGTGATGAGCTCGATTTTTGTTGGCCAACTGATCCCGTGAAACGATGGAGTGAAACCAAGATCATGCACAATGCTGGTGTTACCGGTGATATGCATGATCTTTTCTTTAAGGGCAAGTACACCGATCGAGTCCCGTTTGGTGATGACCTTAGCTTCGTTGATAAGTTGAAGTGCTCATACAAGTACGCTCAAGCAATAAAGGCGGTGAAGTGATGGCAGAAAGCGATCCAATAAAACTTGCAGATTTGAAGACGATGATGGAAATCAAAACTGATACACAGGATGATGTGCTTAACCTCATTATCAAAAATACGACGCAAGCCTTGCGATTTAAGCTCGGTTTGCGGACAGATGAGGCCTTTCCTGATGAGTTAGCCTACATTGCCTTGGAAGTCTGCGTGCGACGATATAACCGGCGTAAGAACGAAGGCATGACGTCTTATGAGCAGGAGGGGCAGTCGTTCACGTTCAAGTCTAATGACTTCGATGATTTTGCTGACGACATCAATGATTGGAAAGAAGCCAACGGGAAGAATGCCAAGTCTCTTGGGACCGTTAGCTTCATTTCTGGCTATCCAAAGAGGTGATCATATGCGGTTAGATCATGAGGTTACATTCTGGCTTGATGATGAAGAATATAATCCGCAAACACATCAATACGGTGATGTGAAAAAGGTTGCCACCGCTGTTGCCAGTGTCACCGACACGGGAACCGACAAGAGTGTTCAGCTATTCGGAAACTATGCTCAAAAGGCAAAAGTAATCCGTTTAGCTGAGCCGATCACCGTCAATTGGAGCTATTTAACGATTGACGATGAAGCGACTCATTATGCCCTCAATACTGACCGTGTCCCGCTTCAAAATGCCACTTTGATTGTGGGTGAGACGAAATGAGCAAAGCTAGCATTAGCTACAATATGCAGATAAAGGGCATGGACAAACTGGTTGCTGGTCTGCTGAAGCGAGCGAAGATGGACGTTGTCAAGCAAATCGTTAAGCAGCAGACTGCACAGCTCCAGATGCGTTCTCAGCAAATGGCCGGCACCGTGTATACAGGCCACTATGAGTGGGCTAAGGGAAAAGGACGCGTTCTTGTCAAACCAACCGGTGCCACAAAGCGTGGCATCAAGGTAGCAATTACTGATTCGGGGTTGTCCGGTATCGTAGCGATGACGCAAGAATACAATCCGTACACCGAAAAAGGGACCCGTTTCATGCGGGCACGTCCTGTATTGAAGCCTGCATTCCTTTATCAAAAGGTTCAGTTTATTAATCAGCTTAAACAAGCAGCAAAGTAGGTGATTCAAATCACATCACCAGAGCAAGAACTCTACGACTACTTCTATGCTTTCTCGCAATCGTCTGGGTACAAGACCTATGACCATTTGCCCATGCAGCAGGAGAACGCCCCATATCCCTTCGTCATTGTTGGCGATATTCAAGTTATTCCTACTGCAACAAAGACGTCACTCAATGGTAATGTGCTAATCACCATCGACATCTGGGGCGACAAAAAGCAGCGTTTCACCGTATCTGATATGGCGGAGCGCTTTTTTCGTGCCGCGATTGGACAAGTGCTAACCGATGACTACCGATTCTATGGACGTGTAGAAGACCAATCAAAAGAGTTCACACAAGACCAGAGTGTCCCTGACACGGTTCTCAACCGAGCCACGCTGATACTCAATCTAAATATTTTATAGGAGGCCATCACATGGCAAATGAATTAAAAGTGCTAGAAGGCATGGACGTTGTTGCCTTGGCTCGCAAGCATAGCGATCAAGCAAAGGTTGGCGGCCAAATTATCCCTTGGCAGACTTCGCTGTCCTTTGATCCGTCTGTTGACAGTGATTCCACTGTTACCAAGGACGGCAATGTAGCAACTCGTAGTTCCGCAAGTACCGATCTCGAAGTCGAGTTCCTGAACAACACGGCTGCAATTGCAGACGTAATGTACGATTCACTGTTTGACGGCGAATTGCTCGACTTTTGGATTCTCTACCGCAAGCGTAAGAATTCCGCTGGCAAGTATTACGCATGGTACATGCAAGTTACCGTTCAAGAAGACAGCAGCGACAATGACCCTGATGATCACTCTACTCGCGATGTCACATTCTCAGTTAATGGCACGCCTAAACGCGGATGGACAACTCTCGATGAGGAAACTCAGGAACAGGTAGATTACGTATTCCTTGGAGTCGGCAAGGTCACTAGCCTTGATAGTACCGGCGGTGGTGTCAAGTGGGATTCTGATAAAGACCCAGGTACGAGCGAAACAACAACTACTACCACCACCACAACCACTTCGCACGTTTAATTAATTGATGCAAGTCGCCCAAGAAAGTCACAGTACGGGTGAAACCCGGGCGGCTTTAAAAGAAAGGGTTTTAAATCATGCAATTAACCATTAATGGTAAAGAGTACGAACTCAACTTTGGTGTCCGCTTTGTTCGAGAAATGGATAAGAATATGGGCGCAGTCATGCATGGTATTAACTTTGGCATGGGTGTTGCAAAGGCGCTAGCTGGTTTGAATGCATACGATGCTGCTGTTTTAGCAGACACCATTTATTCAGCCACCGTGGCATCTAAGAAACGTCCATCAGCTAACGAAGTCGATGACTTTATTGACAGCAACACAGACTTAGATTCGCTATTTAAGCAAGTTATAGATGAAATGAACAGCGCTAACGCAGTAAAAGCAGTAGCAAAAAACATGAAGGCCTAGATGAGGACGAAAGCGTTCAAAAGAGTAGTGAAGAAACGTATCACGAAATTTTGTTAAACGCATTTGCCTATCTAGGCTTTTCTGATATTTGGAAAATTGAGCGCATGACGCTTGTTGAATACGAACTGCGTATGGAAGCCTACCAGCTTAAGCAAGTCGACAGGCAGAACGAGATTGCACAGCAAGCATGGATGAACCAGCAAGTACAGGCAACAACTGGGAGCAAGAATCCTAAGCCGAAGTTCAAGACATTTGATGATTTCTTTGATAAGAAAGCAGCTATTGATAACGTGCGATCAAATTATGAGCCCAATTATGAAGTATCACAGATGAGCACAACCGAGCTCAAACAAACGAGAGCTCAAGTGTTCGCAAAACGGATGGCCGAATTTGAGCGGTTGAAGCGCGAAGGCAAAATCATTCCGTTATCTGAAAGAAAGGAGGGAGCACATGGCTGACAGTTTTAGTGTTGAAGCAATTTTATCCGCCGTTGACCGCAACTTTTCGGGGACTTTTAAGAATATCGCGAGTTCTGCGTCAAAGGTCGGTGATAGCTTTGAAAAGTCGACAAAGCCAGCGGGTAATTTTGTATCAACCGTGAGCAAAATTGCTGGAGCTATAGGACTTACCAAAGTGGTAGGGGCTATTGGCGATGGTGTGAGAAGCATGGTAGGAGAACTAGACGAATCAAGCAAAGCTTGGCAGACGTTTGAGAGTAATATGAAGTTTCTGGGTAAGACGCCTGCACAGATTTCCTCAATTGAAAAGTCGTTGCAATCATATGCTCAGAAGACCATTTACAGTTCATCTGACATGGCTTCTGCCTATGCACAGTTTGCATCAGTAGGTGTAAAAGGAGTTGGCCGCCTTGTTAAAGGTATGGGTGGCCTAGCTGCTGCTACAGATAATCCCAAGCAAGCCATGAAGACATTGATGGAACAAGGCACACAAATGGCTGCTAAGCCAATGGTGCAGTGGGCTGATTTTCGTCTAATGCTTGAACAGACTCCGGCAGGCATGGCAGCCGTTGCTAAAGCAATGGGCATGAGCACCAAAGAACTAGTTCAGAATGTTCAAAACGGCAAAGTAAGCACGCAGCAGTTCTTCGATGGTATCGAAAAGGCAGGCAACAGCAAGGCTTTCCAGAAGATGGCCACGAGTTACAAGACAGTCGGGGAGGCAATGGACGGCCTTCAGGAAACACTGGCAAACAAGCTTCAGCCTGCTTGGCAGGCAATGTCTAAAATCGCTATCGGAGCTATTAGCGGCATTATTGATAAGATCGGAGCCATGAACTTCGATTCAGTTCTTGCTTCAATTGGTCGCTTCTTTTCTCCGTTTTCGGCATTGATTTTGAATATTAAGACACAACTAAGCAGCTTGGGGAAGGGCGACTCGATGAGCGGGCTAAGTTCCGTTCTCCAAGGAGTCGGATCCGTTTTACAAACAATTTGGAGCTTAGTTGGTAGCTTAGTCAATGTTGCATTTGTCAATCTAATTAGTATTGCTCAAAAGGTCGGAGATGCTTTTAATTCGGCATTTGGTAATGGGCAAATGTCGGGACTATTTAACGGAATCAAACAAGCTGTTACAGATTTCGGAGTAGTAGCAATGGAAGCGATGACTACCGTTGGGAACTTTATTGCTAATTTACCGTGGAAAGCAATTTTTGACGGTGTTAAGGTCGCTCTAAGCGGAGTGGTAGCTGTTTTGAAGCCATTCGCAGCTATTGTTAAAGCAGCGTTTGCTAACGACATCGTTAAATCATTTGCTGCGGCAATCTTTGGAGCTGTCGGGGCCTTCAAAGTAATTGGATTAGCCATCGGCGGATTTTCAAGCGTTCTCGGTGTTTTTTCTAAAATGATTGGCCCTATTCGAGGCGTTATATCCGTTATCACTAACTTCGGGACTATCGTAAAAACGGCTGGTGGTGTATGGAAAGCGTTTGGATTGATCTTAGGCATGAATCCGTGGGTACTTTTGATTGCTGGGATTGCAGCAGTGATTTCTGGTCTGGTGTACTTTTTCACCCAAACCAAGACTGGCCAAAAACTATGGTCGGGATTTGTTTCGTGGTTACAAGGAGCTTGGCAAGGACTTGTAGGAGTTGCACAAACTGTTTGGAATGCTATATCGGGTGCGTTTACATCTGCAATTAGCGGCATTCAGACGGCTTGGGGCGGCATTACAGGTTTCTTCAGCAATCTATGGACTGGGATTACTACCACGGCATCAGCTTCTTGGACTGCATTCACAACCATTCTCTCAGCTATCTGGCAAGGTGCTGTTACTGCAGCAACAACAGTTTGGAACGTGCTATCCACGTTCTTCACGACTCTGTGGAATGGAATAGTTGCAGTAGCCACTGCTATATGGTCAACCTTTGGCGGTTCTCTGACGACAATTTGGAATGGGATTGTCCAAGTTGCTACCGGTGTTTGGAACATGCTTAAAGCAGTTATCATGGGTCCAATTCTTATTGTCATTGATTTGCTTACTTTAAATTGGACACAGCTAGGCGCTGATCTCCAGCTGATCTGGACTAGCATTGTTTCTGCCGCTGGGCAGATCTGGAATGGTCTTGTTACGTATTTCTCCGGTATTTGGAGCCTTATTCAAACTTATGCAATAACCGTTTGGAATACTTTGGTTTCAGCTTTAGAGGGGCTTTGGAATGGTGCTGTATCTGCTGCTTCCGCTATTTGGAATGCGCTTTCGTCATTTTTTAGCGGATTATGGAATGGTATTGTGTCTACCACCGAGGGCGTATGGAATGGTATTGCTTCATTCTTATCAGGACTATGGAGCGGAACGGTCAGCACAGCCGAGGGAATTTGGAACGCGCTTCCCGGATTCTTTTCCGGATTGTGGAATAGCATTACATCATTCTTTTCATCAGCTTGGAACAACATACAGTCTATTGTGATTGGAGCTGCTACTAGTATTTTTAATGGTGCTAAGGCTGTATGGTCTGGTTTTACTGGCATGGTAAATGGTGTGGTTAGCGGTATCAAAGGAGCCTTCGATGCGCTTAGACACATTGATTTAATGGCTGCTGGTAAAGCAATCATGGACAGTTTCTTTAAGGGGCTTAAGAAAGTCTGGGAAGGCATCAAGAAGTTTGTTGGTGGAATTGCTGATTGGATTCGCAAGCATAAAGGCCCAATCAGCTACGATGCCAAGTTGCTCATACCTGCTGGTAACGCCATCATGAACGGCTTGAATGCAGGGCTTACTGACAAGTTCTCAGACGTCCAAAGGAATGTTTCTAGCATGGCACAAGCTATTGCTGATAGCGCTGCAGTTACGATGCCGGCAGTGAATACTTCTCCCTTTGATGCATCATTACAGTCGCTTAATAACAGTGTACAGGGTGCAACCTTATCTTCAAATCTTGATGTCAACTACACTCGCAAGCAAACGATTGAGGTTCCTCTGTACATTGACGGCCGAGAGGTTGCTCGTGCAACCGCAAACCCAATGCAAACAGAGCTTAATCGTTTGACAAAGGTAAGCAATTATCGAAAGGGGCTAGTCTAATTGTACGATTTCAGAGAAACGACGCCCTTCACGGGTGCAGATAAGAAACAGTACCCAGCTGAGGCAATGAAAATTGATGGCCAGTATATCGAAGATCTGATTCCTGGTTATCAAACACTTCAGGTCGGAGGGCGTGAGCTTCTTAAACAAGACGCTAAAAGCAATCCTATAGGAATATCTGATGGCGAAATGCTGGAGTATGTACGAAACCCATCTCGGGAAATCACTGTTGGATATCAGCTTATAGCAGCTGATGAAAAGTCGTTTCGCGCTGCCTTCTATAAGCTAAGTGGCATCTTGCACGGTGACACTCATCAGGTTTCGTTCAATGATGACTTGTCTGTGTACTGGAATGCCGTGCTCACAGATGTTGATGATGTTCCTAAGGGCAGAAATGCAATCACATCTTCGTTCACTTTATTTGTTCCCGATGGCATTGCGCACTCGGTAGCCACGCAGACGGCTGACAATATGCCATACAAGGACGTGCCAGTAAATTTGTTGACGGGGACAAGTAATCAGCTAGCAGTAACAACGGTAGATGTCTGGGGTGAACATGTTTTTGGAAGTATCGTACCAGAAAAAAATACAAACTATTGCTTCAGAGTTTGGATTGATAATCCCACTTTTGATGCATGCGCAAAATTGGACTGTTCAGATTCTAGTGGTAGTCAAATTGTATGGGCAAAAGGCAATACTATATCGGCTGGTACTAGTGGATATAGCATTGTCAAAGTGACAACAGACAGCAAATATGCAAATATCAAGTGCCAAACGGTTTACACATTCAACCATGGCACTTCAGCATTTGGATCATATGGATACAAAGAAGCAAAGCTTGAAGCGGGGACTGTTCCTTCTCCATGGTCGCCTAACCCAGCTGATCCTGAATATTATACCAACACCATCACGGTACACAATGGTGGCACTTATCCTGTTGAGCCAGTTATTACGGCAACTATGCACGCTGATAACGGCATGGTTGGGATTGTCAATGATCGCCCGGGTATTCTCCAATTTGGCACGCAAGAAATAGATGGTTTCACCACCGAAGAAAGCGAAGTAGCACTTAACTTAGCCGCCGTGCAAGGCTCACATATGGATAATCAAGCCGCCACAAACAATCCCTATTGGGGTGGTGATCCTAGTATGCCTAATGAACAGATTGGCAATGCGATTTGGACTCATGACGATTATGATGGCTGGAAGGTTGAACCTAATTGGCCCAGTATTACTGGCGACCACAAGTATTGGAACGGTCCTTCAATCAAGCACAATCTCGTCCAGACGCATAACGGTAACTTCAAGAGCAATCTCACATGGGACGTTATGACACGCTTCCAAACTGGGGTAGCACAGGTAGGTGCGCTCGAAACAACGTTAGAGAGTGACGGTAAGCCAATTTTTCAGATGATACTGAAGGATAATAGCGCATTGTCCGATCAGCTTTGGTGGATGTGCTACTACAAAGGCCAACTAGTCGTCAATGAACAGCTTGATCGTAGCATTTTCACTAACGACAAGTTCATTCAGTTGGAATTACAGAAATTTGGTAATTCAGTTGTTTTCCGAGTGTCACCATGGGTTGGCAATCAAGGACGAGAGACGACTATTACTCGCCAGTTTACCTTTGCGGACGCTGCCGATGTTGAGACCAAGCAATTTTCCACGTGGTTCATGCGTGACAAGACGTGGGGCGAATCAACCATGTATCTGATTGCGTCCACCGTAAAATGGCAAAATGTTAGCTGGTATACGAATATCAAGAATCGATTTAGCAATGGTGATGTTCTCAAGATTGATGTGGCGAACGCTAAGACGTACTTGAATGGTTCTCTTGACCCGACTATGCACACGATCGGCAACCAGTGGGAACAATTCAAGTTACCACCAGGTGATACAAAGATTGCTATCACGCCCTCGAGCTGGGCACAACCATTTGCATGTGAAGTCGAGATAAGGGAGGCGTGGCTATAAATGGAGTATTACTTTGCAGATCGAAAATCAAACATTTTGGGTGTTGGGTCGACTGATGGCAAAGGCGAATGGCGAATTGACAACGATATAGAAACGCAAAGTGTTGACAATCGTCCTGCTGTCGAGCTTTCTCTTGATATTCACTTCACGAATGATCAGGAACAAGCAGTCAATGAGATGGCTAAAGCAACCAACTTCATCATGTATCAAGATGAAGAAGGCAACGCTCACCAAATGGTAATTGAATCGGTTGACCATGATTCACTAGGACATATCCACTCAATTGTTGCTAGTGATGCCGGTAATGATTTGATTAACGAAACCGTTGGCGCGTACAAGGCCGACAAACCATATACCATCGCTGACTACATCACGAGGTTTACAAATGATTCTGGCTGGGAGATTGGCGTTAATGAATTTCCTAAGAATGTTCGAACACTTGAGTGGACTAGTGAAGAATCATCGTTGGCTCGCATTATTGCTGTGGCAAAAGATTTTGATGCAGTGCTTAGTTTTGGATTTGAGTTTGTTGGAACGAATTTGGTTAAGCATGTCATTAACATTCGACATGAAACGGCCGGTGACAGCTTGATTTCCTTTGAAATGAATAAGGACATCAACAATATCGTCACGCACCTCGATACCTATGACATGGAAACATCGATCAAGGCTTATGGAGCGGTTCCAGAAAGTACGGATGGATCAACTAATCAGGATCCAATTAACTTGATCGGCTACAAGTGGACTGATCCAACGGGACAGTTTGTGCTTGATCAGTACGGATTTTTGCATGACACCATTGCTGTGCAGAAATATTCACGTTTGTTAAGCAACAGCAACCCTAACCCAACACAGTCTGACTGGAATAGGGTTAAAACGTTTGATTCAAAATCGCAGGCGGCACTTTTGCAAGCAGCTTTGGCAGACTTGAAAAAGTATAACCATCCGAATGAAACCTATGATATTGATTTGGTTAACTCACCATACGTACCACTGAATCAAACCGTCCACATCGCCGATGAGAATCAACAGCTATTCCTATCTGCCAAGGTATTGAGCATTCAGCGGAGCCGTGCTAACCATTCAGTCAAGCTTACTTTGGGCGAGTTTGCGCACGAGACCGTTAGCTTTGACGAACGGCTCAGCGAGCTTGCCAACCAGATGTCGAATATCTCAAAAACCGTTCAATACTATCCTTGGCTCCGTTATGCCGATGACGATAAAGGCACCAATATGAGTGCCTTCCCAACTGGTAAGAAGTATATGGCAATCGTTTGGTCAAATAAGACATCCGTCCCAAGCGACAATCCGGACGATTACGCTGGTAAATGGGCACTGATTCAGGGCGCCGATGGCGCTGATGGTGTTCCTGGTGCCAAGGGTGCGGATGGCCGTACAAGCTATTTTCACACTGCTTGGGCAGATGATGTAAGTGGCCAAAGTGGGTTCACGGTATCCGGTGGCGATGGCAAAAAGTATATTGGCACGTACAGCGACTTCACACAGGCCGACAGCACTAATCCGGCTGATTACAGCTGGGCGCTTTTCAAAGGTGAAGATGGTGACGTGGGGCCAAAGGGCGATGAAGGATTGCCAGGGAAACCGGGTGCTGATGGTCGTACTGCCTATGCTCACTTTGCTTATGCAAACAGCCAAGACGGCAATACCGACTTCTCAACTACCGCTTCTAACCGCAAGTACATTGGTTTCTACAGCGACTTTTCATCTGGCGACAGCACGAATCCAAGCGACTATCACTGGTCGCTCATTAAGGGCGCAGATGGTGCGGATGGTAAAGATGGGGTGCCGGGTAAAGCAGGTGCCGATGGCAAGACATCGTACTTCCATATTGCATATGCTGACAGCAGTGACGGTAAAACGAACTTTTCGCTCGATACTCCGGGTTCTAGAAAATACATCGGTAGTTACACAGACTTCACACAGGCCGACAGCACTAACCCGGATGTTTATTCTTGGCAACTAGTGCAGGGGCCAAAGGGTGACACTGGTCCACAAGGACCGCAGGGCCCTCAAGGCGTTCAGGGTACTCCTGGAAGCAAGGATGTGCCGTTTCCTTATGTACAGCTAGATGCCCCAGCAAATCCCAAAAAGGGCGATACCTGGTGGCACGGGACAAGCTTAAAAGACGCAACGGCTGTACAGCGCTATGACGGTTCCAAGTGGGTAGATGATGCGATTGCTCAAGCTGTTTTGTACATTAAAGAACTCAACTCAATTATTCTTAATTCCGCTGAGATTAATTCGCCTAATATCAACGTTCCTTTCCAACACGTGAGCATTGCAGGATCCGGGATATTGTCCAGTGGTTCCTTAACGCTCAATGGTGCCTCATATGTCATTTCCGGTAATATTGAGGACACTAATGGCAAGCCAAACGGCCAAATCTATCATACGGAAGTAAATCCCGATGGATTACTGTCATACATTACGCAGACAGATGGAACAACACAAATGCACACCAGCAGAATTTCGATGGGTGTTCTTGAACTGACAGACCTAGTCAGCGGATTGGGTAATTCTGCCAAATACATCACTTCCACTTTTAATGCTCATGATGCAGTTGATTACTATCACAAAGACTCGGGGCTGGAAACTAATGATGTCAAGAACTTAAATATCTCATATTCAAGAAAAGGCCCAAATGTCACCATTGGGATTGCTTTCCAAATGAAGACTGGCAATGGATGGGTTAAGATTGCGGACATTAGACCGGGGTATAGCCCATTTAACAGTGATGATGCAGCAAGGTTGCTCGGTAGCATGTCGTATACGGGCGCAGCCTGTGAATTATATGTTTCAGCTGGTGGAATTTACATTATTCCATGGCGTGGACAAGGCGGGTATGCTGGCAGCTTGAGCTTTATTACTCATGATGCGTATCCGACCAATGATGCGGTGGTGAATTAAGATGAAGATTAAGATTTGGCTAGATGAGCAAAACCGCCTGACCAACTGGGCCTATCAAGCGGAAGATGCCACAGTGGGCCCAACAGAGGACGGTCAACAAATCATAGAGGCAGATGACGTGTCTCATTTTTTTGAGGGTCACGCATCTCTTGTAGACGGCAAAATCGTTGCCGATGAGGGTTACGATCCGGCGAATGATCATCCACTCCCCGGACCGTCACCTGAACAGCAGATGATTGCCGCGCTTGCTCTTGAAGTAGCGCATATGAAGGCGGTGAAATCAAGTGACTAATTATGATCAGTGTGCAATATTTTACAGTTGGGGAATTGATTTAACACCTTATGTACCGGTAATGATCACCCCAGACGAATACAAGCAAATCACAGGCAGTGACTATGTCGCCAGCAAAAGCTAGCGGCTATTTTTATGGAAGGAAGTGATGACAATGCTAAATAAGATCAGAGATAACCCGACACACACAGCACTAGCCATTGGCATGGTTGCCATTGGCTTGTTTCTAATCATCAATGACCATTATTTCATCTGGCCCCCACATTACTCCGACTGGTTAAACGATGACATTGTGGGGTTTTTGTTTGTCATTGATGGGCTCGGAATTGGGGGTTGGGTGCTATGGGAAACACAGTTGGCAATAACCAATCGTCTGTTGCTTACGACTACCAGCTTTTTAATGTCGTTCTTGACAATACTGCAATTCCTGACCTCAATCTCAACTGGAATCTACTCGAATTGGATCAGCAATGCGATCATAACAGCCTTCGTGCTGATTCTGGCACGAAGGAGTGACAGCCGTGACAGCAGCGATAACCAAAGCAATTGTTGATTTTGCCCCATATCTTGCCGGTATAGCATCGGCCGTTATTGCCTTCATGACCTACCGCGAGGGTAAACGGAAGAACAGGCATGATGAACTTGAGGACATGAACGACAGATTACGCGCAGATAATGATCGATTGAGGCGTGAGAATGAGCGTCTCAGAAAGGAAAACAATCATGAATAATTGGACAAATCTTGTAGTATCACTTGCAGTAGCAGCAATCCCGATCATTGGGGCTTGGATCTCAAAACAATTGCTGGCTAACAAACAGGCACTCACCTTGGTAAAGGTATTAGGCCCATTAGCAAACGCTGCGGTAACAGCAGCAGAACAGCTCGGTGTGACACAGGCGATTGACGGTGCGGTTAAGAAATCTACTGCCATTCAAGCAGTTAAAGATGGTTTGAAGTCGCTTGGTTTCACCAGCACAGACGAGCAGACAATTGCCAACGCGGTTGAGAAAGCTTTTGCGGACTTGAAAGACAGCCTAGCAGAAACCTATCCACAAAAGACAGTTGATCAGGAAGCGTCTAATCAAGACAAAGTAGCTGCCGCAGCTCAAGCAGCCGCAGATGCAGCTAAGGCTCAGCTGGCACCGGAATCTGTTGCTCCACAGCAATAAGGAGTAAATAGAATGGGTAATTTTAAGGTGGATATCATTTTGCTTATATTCATTTTGCCTGTTTTTGCGCTTATTGGTTTTGCACTTTATGCCACGATTGGAATGATGGAAGTTTCTACAGGAATACAAAATGTTTTAGTAATGATCATACGAGCACTTTTGATATGCTGTTTATTTTTCACGGTTATTTCTCTATGGGCGTGTCTGTATAAGGCAGAGTAAATCCTGCATGAGCGATTGGAGTGATATACTTTGAATTCATCAATGTGCCATTTGGGGTACGAATCCATTGACTTTCATTCGAGTCCGTAAAGCAGAGCAGTATTACGGCGTGTTTGTTTCCCATTCCGTTCATTGGCACATTCATCGTAATTGAGTGTTTATTTGGTGGGAGGAGTTCGACATGTGCTATGTTTCCTCTGCTGACCGCCAACTGGTAAACTTTTGGCAGTTCTTGCATCGATTCGGTATTCAATACTGAAATGACAAACAGATTATATACAGGAGTATCGCTAGCATTTGAAAGACAAATTCTTGCAATAAACGACTCGGAAGTTGTTGGATTAGGATATGATTCAATCCATGCAGCGATTTTGCTGGCCTGTTTTCTGGTATTCGCGACTTGATTTTGTTTATTGAGATTATGGATTTGTTTTGTATTTGTAATTACGTTCCACACTGAAAAAAACGCGACAATTAATGGCATGTGCTCTAAAATAAACCGCCAAAAGTCTAAAAAAATCTGGAAAATATCTTTAAAAAAATTCAACTTCATTACCTCTCACTTGTTTTCAATACACTCATTTCATCAATACCATTGTATAGAAAAATAAGACAATGAAAAGATATTTTTAAAAACTATGGAATTAGTTGCTGAAGCTAAATTATCGTCCAACATTTGTCGCGTTTTATCACAATAAGGAGGACATCATGAAAGTAAAAAATAAACTTATCACCCTGGTAGTCGCCTTCTTGGCGGCTATTTCTTTTGCCCTGCCGTCACAGGTCAATGCGGCATTGAATGGCATTGACGTGTCAAGCAACAACTACGGTATTGACGTCAGTCGTGTACCTGCAGATTTTGCTATCGTTAAGGCCACAGAGGGTACTGGCTACGTTAATCCACAATTTCAAACAAATGCGCAGCAAGCATTGTCTAGCGGTAAGAAACTTGGAATTTACCACTTTTTAAATGCAGGCGATCCAATCCCACAAGCTGAAGCTTTTGTAAAACAGGTACGTCCTTATATCGGCAAAGCCGTGTTGGTTCTTGATTTTGAAGATACGAACTACAGCAAAGTGCAAAATGCCAACGGCGTTGCGAATGCTAAACGCTGGTTAGATTACGTTTACCAGCAAACGGGTGTAAGGCCATGGATTTACATGTCACTCAGTGCTGAAAATGGACTTTCTTGGCCTGCTGACGTGATTGCTAACTACGGTATTTGGATCGCACAGTACAACAGCTATAATCCAGTTTATGGCTATCAGCCACGAGACTTGTTCGGCTCAATTAAACAATGGCCTTCTATGACCGCCTTTCAGTATTCTTCAATGGGATATCTTAGCGGATGGGGCCAAAATCTAGATTTATCAGTCTTTTATGGTGACCGTAATACTTGGGACAAGTATGCGGCAGCCAACGGTAGTACAGCACCTGTAACACCGGTGCCAAGCCAACCAGCAGAATCAAATGTGGTCAGCGATACCGACTATGCGCAAACTGGCGTTTTCAAACTGTCCGCGACTGTTAACATCCGCACTGGTGCTGGTACAGGATACGCAGCAGTTGGGAGCTATGTGCCGGGTGAGAGCCTTGTGTATGATCATGTGTATATTCGCGGTTCATACGTCTGGGCACGTTATCTCAGCTACTCCGGTCGGTATCATTACGTTGCGCTAGGCGTAAATGGTGGTGAGAGCTATGGTTCGCGCAGTTCAAATGCGCAAACCTATTCGCACACGTACTACACAGTCCGCTATGGTGATAGCTTCTGGAGTATTGCCTATAAGTACGGAATCAGCATGTACACACTGGCGGCTAACAATGGCAAGTCAATCTACAGTTTGATTTACCCAGGTGAAAGCCTGGACATCAAGTAATGGGTTGCCGTTGAAACCAAAAAATTTAAATAAGGTGAGTGCATATGTCTAAAAAAATTGATCAAGCACGAGTTATTGAGCAAAGTTATGTGAGACGTGACTTAATGAGAGCCGTTTCAGAGTTGCTGGATTCCGCTTCAGACAAGCATTCAACTGATGAACTTATAAATGCTGTTGCCTCCGTTCAGTCTGTGACAATGGCCTTGGAGCATAAATCAGCCGTTTGCGGTCCTCCTGGTCTACGTGGCTGGGACGGAGAAGAATACTGATATATCAGGTAACAAAAAAGCCTCCTACCAGCAATGGCGGGAGGCTTTTGTTGCTTTGAAGCACAGGCATAATGTTGTAAAATAAGATACGTAGTGGCTGTTGAACTAGGCCACCATATCTTCGACCCTTGTAGTAAATTTATAGCGAATTTGATAGGCCTCACCCTCGAATTTAGCCAAAATTAAAATTGGTATAGCAAATACCCTTAACAGGGTCAGCACATTGCTCAAGACGATGGCCGCGTCAATCTTGACGGCCAGTGATTCAGCTGTCCGAGTGTTCACCAAGCCAAGCCCCAGCGTGCCCTTCATAAAAGCAAACCGGCGTTCAATGGTACCTCTTCGATTCTCGGCATCAGTATCCTCACGCCGTTTCGCTGCATCAACGTGTTTTGGATGCCGGCCAAGCTTCGGACCGCAGATTCGGATACCCAAATCCTTACACAGCTTTAGGTTCTCCCGATTACGGTACAGCGTATCGGCCAGTACTTCATCCGGATAATGTCCATGAAGGTCGTAATAGTGGTCTAAAGTTTCCGCGAAGTCTTGGCCCTCAGAGAATGCGGTGAAATCAAAACGTTCAATGTCGACTACGCCTTCACTTAACGAACAGTCAATCTTCGCCCCAAATTCAACTTTAGCATTGGCCTTACCACGTTGAATTGGGCGAATGTACGGCTGTTGGAGACTAACAATTCGGTCTTCAACGTGGTGAGTCTTGTGGGTATACATGTACCATTGCTGGTCAAATAGAATTCGAATCACGCCTAAGCGAATCGCTTGTTCATCTGGTAGAGTCGCACCCTGATCGATGAATTCGTTGATGTACCGCAAATCACGGCGCACATATTGAAGTTGGGCCTTGACCTGTTTATGAAAGCCACCACGCTGTTGCTTTGGATGTCGTGAAAATGAGGTCCAACAATGCTTCGCCTCGCGTTTGTACATGCGTGGGTTTGGCACACCAAGTTGGTGTGCCATATCGATCGCCATCGCCTCAAGATTCAGCCTTGCTTGGTTGAGGAGGACGGTGTCTTGAGGATACTTGATTTTGACTGGCACTGCGGTTGCGTCCGTGATGACGGTGTCCACTTTGAATGGGACCAACGCTTCGATCTTGGCGCGTACTGTATCATTCATGATATTCGTAATCAGCTCGGAGATATCGGCAATTCGTTTGCGAAAGTGTGCCAGGCTGGAATAATTGAACGGCTCAACCGCTTTGTATTCGGACAACCCGATGAAATATTGAAGTGCGGGTGTATCACGAATTGCCGCAACCACCCCACGATCAGTTAAACCCATCCGTTGTTGGATCAGGATTGCCCCATAGAGTAAACGAAATGGTTTTGCCGCACGTCCCGCATTTTTGGTGAACTCCAATTGGTATGCCTCATCGAGAGCTTTCCAGGGCATGACCTCCGCCAACTGGACCCACTCATTGTTAGAGCTAAGTGGGGTACTTAAACCGGCACCAAAGGATTCAAATGACAATTGAAGCGGGCTGTGACGATAGACCATACGATAACCTCCGAGTAGCTTCCCAAAAAATGCAAGGAAAATGCAGGAAAACAGCTAATTCCAATGGATTTATTATACCGCAATAATGCATATATTAGCTTAACTGCCTGAATTATAGAATTTTTAAGCAGCCACTACGTAAGCAACTAAATATTTTATTCAGCCTGTAATACCTTGCCGTTCTGCCTCCTTTGCTCAGGGAGGCTTATTTTTGTGCATAAAAAGCTAAATTTAACCAAAATATGGAAATAAAATGGAACACACATATTCAAAAGCTATTAGGTCAATGGATGCAACGATTGAGTGGGAATGACCGGTAGCAAAAATTAAAAAAGCTAAGCTTGGGTAAAACACGTTTAAACCGTGGTTCCCAAGCTTTTTTGTTTGCCATTTTTGTTTTTTAATATCGTGCAAGTGTTCCTTATTTGTGGGAGATTATGTGGGATATTTTAAAAATCAAAAAATCCCATATAGGAATTAAAGAAACTTATCGATACTATTAAAAACATTTAGACTAGCGGCTTTTGTTGAACGGGTGTAGTCGGCTGTCATTTGAAGATTCTTGTGACCAAGATAGTGCATGACATCAATTTGCGGTTTGTTGGCAGCAATCGCTTGTGTTGCAAAATAATGCCTGAGCAAATGTGGGTACACTTCAACGCCGGACTCATTGCTTACTCTCCGCATCAATCGATTGAGATGGGTGGGGTGCAACGGGTTACCATCATTGTTAAGCCACAGCCAATGTTTCTCCGCTTGAATATGGTTCCTTTGCCTTAGATTATCAGCCGTAATCATTGCGTACTTCAAATAATCAACGGTTTTGCCAAATGCCCATATGGTTCTGTACGATGATTTGGTCTTGAGCGGGCCGCCATTAAGTTCATTTGTGTTGCGTTGCATGTCAATCGAGATTTTCGCGACATCGGCATCGTTGATTTGATCGTGGGATATTTTGATGGACTCATTTCGAAGCCCCATCACTTCTCCGCGGCGAAGCCCGAGCGTTGCAGTGATGATCAAGGCCATTTCGTACTTATCAAGATTCGTCTTTGCTGTATTTAGCCACAGCTCAAATGAATGTGGTTCTAAATCCTTATTTCGAGGCGCTTTTCCATTGATCTGCATACCTCGAAGCCGATTTTTGTCGATGACATCCTCAAATTCAGCGGCGTTCATGATGCTCTTCATGACAGCATCAATAGTATGGACAGTTGTTAACGCTAGACCTGATTGTGATAACTCATCGATAAAACGCTGATATTTGGCTCTTGATACATCTTGTAGAGGTGTTTTGCCAAATGCCGGCTTGAGATACTTTGAATAGAAGTTCTTGTTCGCTCTTGCTGTTGATTCACGCCAGATACCCATTTTCATTTTCCGCTTTGCCATTTGCTGGTAATATTGATCAACTGTCATTCTATGACCCAAAGACCCTGAAACTTCTCCGCGAGCAAGCTTTGCCTCAAATTGTTTGATTTCAATATCAGCATCTTGCCAATGAATGAAACCGGATTTTGAGAACTCTTTCCTTTCCCCCATAGCATCATCATAGGTTCGTCTGACCCCAAACCTTTTCCCCTTCTTGGTTTGGTATTCATATACCCCTGGATGGCGTTTGTATGGTGTCCATTTTGGCATGATAATACCTCCAATTTGTCTATTAAGTTGATTGATTTGTACATAAATTCAAACGTATGTTCGTTAATTGGCTGAAAATAAAAGCCTTAAGAAGGCTTATTGTGGACAGGATTTTCACTCTTTGAGTTTTTGGATGAAACATGCTACTGTTTGTTTGAATCGAAATATTGCTTCACGATGAAGACCATGAGAGCAGTGTAGGCAATTTGAATATACTCATCATTAAAATGGTAAACCTGCATTGCAAGAATTATATTTCCGGCAATATCTAGCATAACCGATAAGGAGGGTAGCTCATGTTTGAAGATCGTCTGCGAAGGCTGTTTGTGCTTTTCCCTTATGTTCTCCTGCTGTGTAACTTTTGCGCTTATACTATTGGTTTCCTGATTAATCTTACTGCTGGTTGGCTTGGAATTAGCCGAGTCAGTTTGACTATTGAGAGCACTTTGAAAATTGCTCTGGTGTTTACGTTCATATTGATTGCCATCCCAGCCGGTCGAAGATATTTTTATCGTATGATCCAACAGGCTTTTGCTGAGAACTGAGTTGGAAAAAGACAAACGATTTGCGAGAGCGGCCGATTTTGCAACATTGGATATTAGTTTGGAAGTAGGCATTGACATATTAAAGGCCGAGAGGTTAGGTGCCTGTTGAAGCTGTTTAATAATAGGCTGAAAATCAGCAAAAGGCTTATTTGCAAGCGCAGCAATACTCTCCTTATAAGCCAGCGGCGGCGTTAACATTTTTGAAAAGTCGGGGAGTTTGATTTGATTTGCAAGCCGTACATTTGCGATGTTGCTTATGTCTATGACCTTTTGCATGGATTTCGCAGCATCATACAAATTTTGGGAATAAGCTTTAAGAGCAGCTTGATATACTGACGAATGGGTAACTTCGCCTGTCAGATTAATACCTTCGGCCAATAGTTTTCACCTCCAAGCCTTCCGCGGAAGGCTATTTATTTTCCTAAAAACCAAACTCGTTATGGGGTCGTATTATTGCATCTTTCTAACCATCATCATGAGCGCGCCAATAATGATAAAAACGGCTGCCCACCACAGGTTACTTCCGGGTTTGTCTGGGTCAATGAGCCAATGTAACCAACGGTGCCTGTTCCCGAATAGGGAGAAGTAGACGCCTATAAGAACAATGATGAGGCCAATGAAGTGTGCCTCACTTAATGTATCTGGACCGTTCATAAGTGCATCTCCAAGAACTGAGTTTAGATTTCGTTTAGCTTGCTGAACTCGATGTCATTGTTGTATCTAATCTTGACGGTTAGTGGGGTGCAACGAATGATGACGGGTCGATCATACTGTAACGATTTTTGAAAAGTATTGAGGTTCTCTGTAAAGTTTGGTAAGACCTCCTCAGCTGTTAATACAACTGCTTTTGCACGTAATAGCAACGATGAGTGGTGTAGATCATTGAAACAGTAAACAGCCACCACAGGCTTCTCTAGGACGTTGCGAATGGTAGTAGTGTCGCGATCAGTGTAAAAAAGGATTTCTTTAAGCGATCGGTGTGATTTAAGTGGTGTCAGCGAAACTATATGAGGGAAACCAGTATCGGTATCAAGCGTAGCTACCTGCATAACGGTACACTCTCTTACCAGTATATCGGCCTGCCTGATCGTTGAATTTGCCATAAGCAAGACTCCTGTCTTAACTAATAATTTGATACGAGTAGCTATGTTTTTAACCGTTGATGGTGAATACAACTCATCTTTGCTATAATTAGGTGAATAAAGTTCATTAGTGGCCAGAAAGGCAGGTGATTGAAGTGGACAACAAGAATCAGCCGCACTTTATGAGTGAGGAGCTGCTGCTCGCCCTACAAAGCATAGATTACGATTTAAAAGACATCAAAATGGCGTTGCGTCAGCATGGAATTGTGGCTAGATATGAGCACGATGATCCAGGACTTCCGGGACTTCCTGGCAATACCGTCAATGATCTGATTCAAATAAAGAAGTGACTGCGGACAGGGCTTCTCCCGTTTCTTTAGGTGAGACGGCCTTCCACTTCGTCATGAAGTCGAGGAAACTGGTTGCATTGCTAACCTTTTCAAGAAAGGGAAGAGCCCTCCAGTAAGCCGGATTGTTTTCAACGACCGGGAGAATCTTCTGGGCAATGTAATTGTTCTTCGGACGGTCGTATTGATAGCCCTCCAGCATTAGGCTGGTATGCGATGACGGATCGGATAAATCAGATATCTTGATATCTTCAGCATCGGGGCGCTCGAGCTCAACATATTCCAGAAAGCTGTCTGCATAGGCCCTTTTAATTTGATTGTTCGATGCAGCCCAGTAAGCAGCCATTTGTTTAAGGAAGAAGTATGAGGACAATTCTGCCAGTGTTTCTTCAAACCATTTGAATTGTGGCTGTTGAATCCCGTGAAATATGACAAAGTGCGTCAACTCGTGCGCCAATTGATAAACGTCGCGTGCCCACAATCGTGCTTGCTTGGTGTTCAAGATGATGAGCTCGTGCGCGAGAGGGGTATTGGTGACGTATATCGGCCCGGCGTTTCCTTCAATAATTAACATGAGTCGATTTTTGTCCAAAGGAGCCTTATTTGAATAAATGTAGAGCAAGTCGTCCAGTACGAATGCGGAGTCAACAGATGTATGGCCCCCGCCTGAGTTGTCCGTATCGAATCTCCATTGTGGGCTGACGCGGGATGTCACTGATCCCATGAATGTTCCACCTCCTCAGCCTCGCCACCGGGGCTATTTTTGTGCCCACTGCTCGAATGAAAAGTCTCTGATTCATCCTCAGTAGAATGTTTCACGTAGAATTCACTAGCCGCAATCAAACGATCGGCAAACTTGTCGGGTATTGGATAGACCTTACTACGCTGAGAAACTTTCATGCCAGCAGATAGTATTTCCATTTCATCCTTGTACCGATGTTGTTTGTGGTACATAATAGCCAGCTTTTCCGCGGCAAGAGCACCCATTAAGTCAAGAATTGAAATCCATTCTGTTTCTGCTTCCTTCCACTCACCAAGCTTGTAGTGTAGATCACCAAGGCGGTAGTGTGGCAAGACGTGATCGACTATTCTCATCTCCTCATCATAGTCTGGATTACCAGTGAGCTGCTGTGGGTGAACGGCAATTGTGGATTTATATAGTTCACGAGCACACGCAATTGCTTTTTCAGTTGAAAGGGGATAGCCTGTGTCAGGATTTATCCGTTTTTTGCGAGAAGGTTTCTTAGCGGCAGCCTTTGGGCGTTCACCGTTCTTTCTCATCTTAGCTAGATCTTCTTTGGTTTTTTCGTGCGCTATTTTGAGCAATTGCTGAATATCTCTAGAAATAATCTTCGATTGAGAAAAGTCGGGGATATCTATTCGTTTGGGGATACGCATAGTGGTTGTCCAATGATAGCCATCAATTATGCCTAAATCGATAACTCGTTCATCAGTTGCAATCGATAGATTGGCAAGATGCAACTGAGTACGTGGGACTTGATCTAGTTGATTTGGAATCGGATAGTAGTCCTGTTTGTACAAATTTTGTAGACAAAAAAGAAGATTATGCTCAAAAAGTTCATGTTCATTTTTAATGTATCTAGTGTTGTCCCATCCGAACCCGCGTGAACTTGACATGATTTCATCAGCAGTCAACCGATGATCGAAGGCTGCCTTCGATAGTATCAACATCGATGTGTTAGTTCCGCGGATATATTGTAGTGGGGTAGGATCGTGATAAAGTAACGCGGCGTACGCAAGTGCTTCATCTGAATAGGATGAGAATGACCCGCTTTCGTTGTGGTGCTCCTTTAGCCGATGAATCATCTTCACTGCAGCATCATGTTTCGGTGTTGCAATCATGCGCTCAAGACCATAAAAGAAAACAAAGACATAACCGATATCAATAGGCTGATCAACGTTTGTTAGCCAGTTTAGATAGCTATACCGCTCAGTGGGTGACATCTTATGGTATGACGGCCAGTAACCCATTCTCGTTGGCGCACTAGCCTTTTTGACAGGTAATCGAAAAGAAATTCCGGATGGCTCTTCTGTTTCAGCGTCAAGGTTTTTCATCGGTCCATCAAAAAACCACATTAATTCAGCAACTTCGGTCGGGATGTTATGAATTACTTGAGTCGTAATTCCGTGCTGTTGCATTGGTTGGCTGTGTTTTTTTATGTCTACAGGCGGCTGTGTAGGAAGCGTTTCGCTCGAATTACCGACAACCAGTTTCTTAAAGCGGTCAAACAGTCCCATGACACGTCCCCCCTAACTCACAGCTTTTATAGTCGTCAGTATTTAGACTGATTTTGAGTCACAGAAAGTGATTTTACAGGTTATAACCCTAATAGCTGCTTCTTTTTTGTGGAAAATTCCTCAGCAGTGATAATACCATCATCCAATAACTGCTTATATTTTCGAATTTCCTCAACAGGGCTCGAGGACAATGTATCGGTTTTTGGATTCGCAGACGTACGAGATGACGATTCACTATGGTCATCGCTATCGTCCTTGTTGATAACTTCCATATTTACATGGAAAGACATTAGCCTCTGGTAATCTCTAGTTTTTGTTAAAAGAATAATTTGAACGTTTTCATCAGTGGCAGCATTTGTAAGCTTGACAATAGTAGACGAGTCGTCCTCAATCTGAGAAGTGATTGTTGACGCTTCGCCAATAGTGGAGCTGCTTCCCTTTGTTTTGTCTTTTCCAGAATGGCTGCCAACGATAGCCCCAGCAACAGTGCCGACACCTGGGGCAAGAATTGTCCCTATTACAGCTCCACCCAATCCATGTCGATGCTTTTTGGTTTTAGATTTGCCCTTGGTATCTGATTTGCTTTTGGTAGTTTGAATCTCATGATACCTTGGTCCTGCAAATTCTATGCCTGTTATCCAAAAGTGTTCCGGATTGTTAAGCCCGAAAATAACGGTATTATCTTTTAATTGGTAAATTCTGCTGCCGAATCCAGAAGCGCCAACAAGTTCGTGGCCGCTCACAAACTTGATGGGTTCCTCCAAAATGACTTCTGCTTTTAGGGCTATTTTGGCTTGTTTGCGTTCCTCCTTTTCTTCTGGTGTGAGTGAAGATGCTTCATTCAATTTGTTTCCGGCTTCTTTAAGCTTGTCAAAAAACCCCATTGCTTTCCCTCCATTATGCTTTGCGCTTATTAGTGAGCGCCTCGGCTAAACAAGTACAAAACGGTTGAATGATTCTGGAAGATCAAAATATTGAAGTATCCCATAAGTCGTTGTAATTTCAACGTCTTGAGCCTTCAGAATATCCACCATGTATCTAACAGCAAATTCATTTGCCTCTCGTTCAATTCTTGGTATCCAACCGCCAAACATCATAGAACGCATAAATGGCGTGCTATCGTTTTTATGCATGCGGCAATGGCCAACTTCGTGGAGAAGAACAAGCAGTTCCTGAGAATTAGTAAGATTGTCGCTCAAGAATATCGTTGCACAGCGATTAGTCCTGACTGATAGACCCATGGTTGAATTGGGCATAGTGACCCGTTTGACCCCATAGTCATATGTTTTGCATATGGAAAATGGATCAGTCGAATCTATTGCGACATCAGCCGTACATTTAAAAGTTTGATCAGCAACGTCACTGGCATACGACATTTAATCACCGCCCGTATCTCGATACTTCTTAGGTGTGAATTTATTTTTCGCTTTTTCTTTATTGATACGAAGCCCCATTTCTATAATGTCCCTCATAGATTGCTTTTGTTCATCTGTCATCGGTTCACCGTAAAAATTGACACTAGCATCTGAATTCATACCATCAATAATCTGCTGAGCCTGTTTAGCGATATCCTCGGTGTCCTTATCGGTTAGCTCATAATATCTGCGTTTATTTGTACGATACATAAGAAAGTCCAAAGAAACATTAAATATGTCCGCTAGGTCGTTCAAGGCATCTGTATTTGGACGCCGTTTGTCAGTTTCCCACATAGCAAGAGTGGACTGACTCACATTAATTTTGTCTGCGAGTTGTTGTTGGTTCCAGCCTCGCTCTTTTCGTAGCATTGCAATTCTTTCGCCAATATTCATGAGCAGTCCTCCTAATGCGATTATACAATCACTCGAAGTGATTTTTAGAAAGTATTTCAAAAAGTGATTTTTATTGTTGACTATCACGTGGAGCGATGATATAGTTATCACATCAAGTGATAAGGAGGCAAAACAATGAACAAGCTTTTAGAGGCACGAAAAGCTAAGAGAGAGTCTCAGGCACAGGCGGCAAATGCTATTGGTATCGCACAATCTATGCTTGCAATGATGGAGACTGGTGATCGGAATGGCTCCGACAAAACTAAGCGTAAAGTTGCGGAACATTACGGTAAATCTGTTGGCGAGCTTTTTTTTAGCGATACTATCACATCAGGAGATATTCACATTCCCGCCCAGCGAGAGGAGGCAGTCAAATGAACCGACAGCAAATGATCGAAGCGCTGATGAGCTACCGCGATGATAAG